AACAAATCTAACCAATTTACATTTTCATAGAAGTTTTTTATGCCGTCGGAAATAAAAGTTATACCTTCTTCTGCTTTGGCCATTAGACTTTCGACATAAGGAGTTATAATTTCAATCAATTTGTAAACAATATAACCACCAGCTAACAAAGTTCCAATAATTAAACCTTTGATGATTGTAATAATGCTATCAAGTATTCCTGCTAAAAAAGTTTTCTTTTTTTCTGTGCCATATTTTTTTACTTTGATGCTGGCAACTTTTATTTCTTTTGATTCGGACAGAGACTTTTTTACATCAGAAATAGAACCGGGTGTGGCAGGTCTGATGTTGTGTAATTTTACATAACGAGCAAACACATTACTCAAAGACCTGAGTTGTTTTGCCATTGAAGGAAACATTAGAGTTTCTTTGGCAATAATACGCATTGAAGATACACCTTTCTTTGTATCTTCTGCTTTTGTGACTTTACTCTTCGGATCTTTTTTGTTGAAAAGTTTGTCTAACATTATGTTGCTCTTCTTGCCATTTCAACACCTAAATCTGGTTCGTCACCCATGGCAACGTTTTGATAGTTTGTTTTCTTTACGTTATTCGTTTTACTTACGTCTGCGACATTTATATCTTTAGGTTTTAATTGTTCTCTTTGTGCTTGTGCCACTTGTTTAGAATTTTGATCTATAATTTTACTGTTTGTTGGATCAGTTGAAGCAAGTTGTGTTGAAGTGCCTTTAGGTAAAATAGCAGCATACACTCCTTGATATTGGCCAACTTTTTTGAATAAAAATTCAATGACTTCAGAGGCAGTTTTGGGTTCATCTAATTTAGGTTTTCCTTTTTCATCTGTTTTATAAAAAACTGATTTGTTGGCTTTTGCCGCATCTGGCATTTTTTCTGCGGCGATTTCAGATGATTTTAAAGAAAACAGTTTTTTTGCTCCACTTGAACCCAAGAAGTGTGCGGCATATATTGAAGTAGCATCAACAGCAATTTTTGCTTTAGATAAAATGTCAGCATTTTCTTTAATGTATAATGCTCCAGCCAAAGCATTCGCTTCGGGATCAAGTGCATCCCTTTCTTTTAAAATTGGAAACTTGTTTCCATAAGTTTTGACCATTCCTTCCCAAGTGCCTTTAATAAACTGAAATAAACCTTTAGCAGTAGTTCCTTTTGCTTTTGCTTCAGGATTAAAAGCACTTTCTTGTTTTGCTATGGCGTACATCAATGCCGTATCCACTCCAACAAGTCTAGATGCTTTTTCTATTGCCATGGCAACTTTTTCTGTTGGCAAAACAACTGGTTCTTTTCCTAAAGATACAGTTGTTGATTTTGGCATAGATGCGGGTGGCTGAGGTGTTGGCGGAGGCGGTGCTGGTGCAGGTTTTGCAGTCGCTTTAGACTCTGACGCCGGCACTGATGTTGGTGCTGGTTTTGATATAGGCGCTGTTGTTTTCTTAGATTTTTCTTCTGCTACATAATCTCCAACTTGAGCTTCTTTACTTTGTTCTTTTTGAAGTTTCGCAAGTTTGAGTTCTTCTTTTGCTTTTTCTATTTTAGCTTCTTTCAGACGAGCCTTTTCTGGACCTTCGACAAAAGATTTAATTTCGTTTTCTAATACAGCAATTTCAACTTTTAATTGAGCAATTCTAATTTGGATGTATTCAATATTTTCATTCATCTCTTCAAAATACTTGTTGTACTTTTCTAACATCTCATTATGTTCTTGTGCTTTTTTGGCATTCAGTTCATCAAGAGCTGATGTGAATTTTTCTGGTGTATCATTAGGTGTAAGTAATGCTTTGCCTTTATTGATAAGAAAGTCTGTGAACTTTGTTGTTTTTTCTTTAATATATTTTATAGATTCGTCTATCGTTTCAAACACTTTTCTTGACATTGTATCAAACCAGCCAGCAATCGCATCTTTAAAATTTTTGATGTTGTCTTTACCAAATATACCAAACGTAATAGAATCAATTACACTGACAATGAAAGTGTCAATAAAATCTTTACCTTTTGTGTATGCTTCCCATGCTTCTTTTACTGGCTCCCATAATACAAGTCCTAGTAAAATAACACCAGCAACAATCGGCGCAAAGGGACCAGCAAAAACTGATGCTAATATTGAAACTGTTGCTCGTTGAATGAGTTTTGTCAAACCTTTTTTCACAAAACGTTTTATAGCGTTTGTAAACATTTCGGTCAAAGGCTTTAGTATTTTTTGTGAATTAGTCTTGAACCAATCCAGAAACATCTTTTTGATGTTTAGTTTTCCAAGCAGCTTGTTCAGACCAATTGTCAACTTACGTTTGAAACGAATCATCTTTCGAATCAAAGTAAGTTTTCTGTATTTCTTTAGTATTGCTGCTGAAAGATTTCTTTCAAACTTTTTTGTAACCTTATAATTGATAAATCCTTTAATTAGATTTTTAGCCCATCCTTTGTTACCACTAGTGCCGTCTTTGGCGCCCGCTGACATTTTTGATTGTACATGTTTTTCACGTAGAACATTGAACTTCTTTGTACGTTCATCATCTTTGAGAAAGTGCATGTCGGGTGTGTCTTTGACTTTTACACCTTCCATTGCTAAGTAATGGGAGAAGTTTAGTTTAATTAACTTCAAATCCTCTGCCATTTTACCAATGGCAAGGTAGTTAATTGCTGTTTTTTTGAGTGTGCTTACTACAGGAGAAGGAGATGATTTGTTTAGGTCACCCTTATCTATTGTAAGACCTAGCAGATTCGATAACATTTTTATGAAGCGTATGACTTGATGAAGTCGCTGTTGTAGGCACTAGCAGTTTGTTTAGGTTGTTTACCTGTTGTAGTTGAACCACTGTTTACTGTACCAGCATCAACATACACACCAGCACTAGCAGCCGAATCCATTCTTTGGCCTTCTGCTACCTCTGAAGATGCTGATGATAATGAAGCACCTGATGATGCTGGTGCGGATGGTGATGGTGATGGTGATGAAGACCCGCCACCAGACATTGGCATCGGTGATGTACCGGCACCACCACCGATTGCTCCACCCGTAACTGTGTTCACATTTCCGCTTGATATATCTAATTTTGTACCGTCAGGTTTTGAATTTCCGCTGATTAGACCTAAAACTTTATCTGGATCGGCACCTGCTTCTTTAATTTTACTTTTAACTTCAGATTCGGAATATTTTTGGCCGGTGTCTAAGTTTTCATAAGTATTGCCTCTTGGTAAAATTCTTAGAACTCTTTTCATAAAATTAATTGCACCTTTATAATCTTTTCCCGATTTTTCTACGTAATCTTTACGAGTCGAATCACTCATCTTGTCGGGCTGAGGTGCTGTCGGTGCTGCCGCTGTCTGTGCTGGTTCTTGTGCTGGTGTTGGCGCAACCGCTGGTGCTGGTTCTGCTGCTTTTGATGGTGTGGGCGCAGCACCCTTAAAATTATCTAATGGATCTCTTACTGTTGCTCCTGTTCCCGCTGCTGCTGGCGCACCAGAAACATCTTTGTATTTTTCTTTGAGTGCCAACATATTAGCAAACATTGCTGAAGGATCACCAGAGCCTAACGCTGATGAACCACCACTAAAGAAATCTTGAATAGCAGAATCTTTTGTTTTGTCACCTGTAGCAGGAAAAGCTGGCATACCAAGAGCAGATGTTTTATCTGCGACAGGCATCATTGCTTCTGGTGTAGTCTTTGATGTTTCAGTAGATGTTGATGGAGTAGCAGCACCGCCACCACCTTTTGCTCCACCACTTGGCTTTTCCTCTTTCTTTCCTGCGTTTTTGAAAGGTCTGAAACCTGGAATTTTAATGTCGGGAAGTGAAAACTTTGATTTAGCCCAATCAGGTAAAAAATCTGTTGCTTTTGATAGTGGTATTGTAAAAGAATCCCAACCAACATTATCTTTCAACCATGCCACAACTCTATCAAATGTCTCACCTAAAACATCCATCATTGGTGTAAGATAAGTTTTTAGATCGTCTAAAGATCGACGAAGTTCTTTTTCACCAAACAAACCTGCTGTAATAAAATTTAAAAACTTACCAAATCCTTTGATAAGTGTTTCTTTTACTATGTCTGTTTCGGTGATTTGTTTCCAACCCTCTTTCAGTGTTTTGAATAATCCTTCTATGAGAGGCATAGGATTTAATTTTTCAACAATGCCAGCTACTATTTTACCTAAGTCAAACACTTTAGCAAAAGCAAGACCTAAGCCAATAAACAGACCAACTAAAACACTTTTAATTACATCAAAAAGAACACTCAGTATGCCTTCTTCTTCACGACCCTTTTCCATTTTTTCTTTTTTTGCTTTGCCTTCTCTTTCTGGTTTGGGTCCAGTTTCTTGCTTACGAGCAGCTTCTAATTCTGCTTCACGTTCATCCTCTTTTTTGAAGAACTTATCTGCTTTCGTGATAGCTTCAACATTTTTTAGTTTGACCAACTTCACAATATTTTGACGAAGAACATTCATGTCTTTTGCCATACCTGGAAGAGCAAGAGAGTTTTTAGCAATGATATTTAAAAAAGGTATAATATCTGCGCTAATAGAACCCTCTACTTGTTCACCTGCTTTTGTTGGTGATTTTGGGTTTTTTTCTTTTTTAAATGCGTCTAAAAATGCCATTATCGTTTTTGTTTTTGTGCGTTAATACGTTCTTTTTCTTCTTCCAAATACTTAATCAATAATGTAATGTAAATGTTTCTTTCCCAAGGTAACATGTCTTCAAGTTCGGTCAAACTATATTTGTGATGCTGCATCATCGCAAAGTTTGTCTGATAATAGTTTGCCAATGTATCATAACGAAAAATTAAGCGAAAAAATTTTGTAAACCTTTGACCTCCATTTTTTCTTCATATCCACATTTTGGACATTTGAAATCAACTTCTTTTTTAATTTCAGGCATTGTTTCAAAAAACTCACGAATCTTTTCAAGGTCTTTTTGTTGCATTGAATCTACAAACTCTTCTAGTTCTTTGCGTGTTGAATCTTTAGCATAATATATTTGTTCTTCATCATAAAGATAATCTATACAGTCAACTAAAATGTTGACCATAATATCATTTTCTTCCATTTGTTCATACTTTTGAACAACCTCAAATGTCGGATATCTCAAACAAATACCAACTTTCTCATTTATCATAAACTTGTTCGAATGTTCAGCATGTTTTGTTGGCTGAATTTCTAACAAGTTTACATTAAATTCTACGGTGCCATTACAGACAGTATCTTCACCTTTTTCATCTTTTACAGTGTTGTTACATTTATATTTGAGATTGACAACTTCTTCTACCGATCTTGCACGAAGATTCATGAACAGATATTCAAGATCAAATGTAGGTAAAGAATCAATATCAATATCATCTAGAACACAATTTTTTAAAACTTGCTTAATTGTGTTGATTGTTTCTTTTGAGTCCTCTGCTTCTGCTGCCATCAGAAATAGCTTTTGTTCTTTTACAAGAAACGGACGTATTCTGATTTCTTTTCCATTTGAAATCAATTTTACAGAATAAATCGGCACATCAAGTTTAGGTAACATAATTTCCTCTCAAAATAATTAAAATATACTTCTACCAATCGTTGAAATGGCTCCAGCACCCAACGTTGCTAATGTTTGACCGATATCAAAGTTGCCTTCATATATTGGTCTGTATCTCTGATAAGCAAAACTTACCGACAAACGATGAAATCCATCATCACCCCAACTCAAAGATTGTGGTGCTATACCAACAGGAAATGCGTCAATCAATTCAACAGCAAATATTTGACGAACGATATCATCGTATTGTATGACTTTTATATTAGTCAAATATCTTGACGCATTGCTTTTTGGAAATCTTACATTGTTGGTGTCTGGTGGTATGATTGCATCCATCCAACGGTCAAACAATTTTCTTTCATAGAAATCATTTGTACAGATAAAAGTAAAGTTTGTATCTGTATACTGCATACGATATGGAACTTTGAATAATGGTCCATAGATTCTTACGTCAGCGGTTTCTAGTGTTCTTCCTGGTAGTTCTGCTGCTTCACACTGTAGAGCAAGAAAACGTGAGACTGTTGGATTGGCACCATTGCTGCCATTTCCTGTACCAAGGGCCTGATTGATTGCGCTTGAGACATCACTAAAAACTGAATTTGGAAAGTTCAGAATTTTTTCTAATACAGAATTGCCAACTGCTTGACCAATGTAAGCAGGTAACGGTATGATGACTTCAAAACGGCATGGTCGGGCAGGACCACCTTTACTGTTTATGTTTGACAGAAATAGATTAGGTGAAAACGACATTAAAATTTATCCTCTGAGTCTGACCAGACTTTGCTGGCCGTTGCTTTGGCAAAAGATTCCACAGGCAATAGAGCAGCGATGTCCCATTCATCGGCTGTTATCTCTAAAAATCTAGATTGAACATGTCCAGACAAGTATCGTTTGATACACGGTGTTGCTTCATAAATTTTAGATGCTCTTTTCAGAAAATCATAACTGATTCTGAACCTTGTGGTTTCGTCATAATCACGATTGTTTAATATGACACTTAATTTATCGAGAAGAATGATTCGTCGCTTTGGGTGAAGATAATGTAAGTTCAACCCTAAAAAACCGTCTGAATATCGTTCTATTGGAATTACCAATGGGAACCTGTCGTAATATGGCAACGAATCTTTCGTCTTTGGATCATAATAATAAAAGTACATACGACCAATGATAGACTGATTTCGTAATCGTTCACGGTCACGCATCAGATCACCCTTAGTGGGTTTGAGTGCCGGAACTTTGGATTTCAACCACGAACGAGCCTCACGGGAACGTGGTGTGTATCCTGATTTCGCAAGGGATTCCTTAATTCTATCGATGAGTCGTTTCGCCATCGATTATTTATCTTATGCCGAGATGCTTTTCAGTTAAAATTAAAAATTGCCAGCCGTGGTCTTTACAGAACTCAGTAGCCGCATACCACTTTGCTTTATTGATTTCGTAAGTGATTGCTTCATGTAGAAAAGTCTTTGTCTTGCGTTTTTGTGTGGGTGGTTGAGTTTGTTTCTCTGGCTTGACTTCAATGATGTAAGTCATTACTGTGCCGTCTGCTTTCTTCATTTTGGCAATGAAGTCTGGAAAATAACGATGCTTCTTTTTGTCAACGGGGCTGTAATAGGGTATAGGTAACTCTTCCGAACCCCACCAAAGCACGTTTGAATTATCATCTAAATATCTCATTACCTTTATTTCCCACGTAGACCTGTAGATGATGTTGTTCGCATCACCTTTGTATTTCTGTGGGTTTTTTGGTTTGAATCTTCCTTTATTTGACATAAATACTATCTAGTCAATCAAAACAGGAATCCTCATGGCATTTTTCGGTCTATCAGACATTACCATTCGCACAGACAGAGAAAGAACTGGTCCACTAGCACCTTTGTTTGAGGGTGTCAGCAAGAAAAATCTTTTCAGATACCCGATTGATATTGGAAACTATGACAAAGCCCATTATATGGTCATTCATATTTTCGAACAAAAAAACTCTAAATTGGGGGGCGTTCAATCAAAAGGTGATATCCCTTCTAGTGTTACAAGCACAGGGGGAAAGACTGGACCATCTTTACCAAACATTAAAGAAAAATTTTCTGATGCCATTAATCGTGGTGTTGACAATGCTTTTAACTCAATCAATCAAAAACTAAGCGGTAGACTAAACTTTTTTGCGCCATCTAAAGCATCTTTTAGTTCGGCAAATGAAGCTGCCAAAACGAATGACCCATCGACATACATTCAAAAAGTTGATAAGATAAAAAGAGAAGCATTAATTGATACCACAATAGAAACAAAAGATTCCATTGCCCTTTATATGCCAGATACTCTTCAATATACTTATGCTCAAAGTTATGAAAACATGGAGTTGGGTAAAGAACTGGCAGGTCAGGCATTAGCCACAGGTGTTTCTGCTTTTGAAAAATTGAAAGCCGGTCAATCAACTGACACTGGTGGTACAATCAAGGCTGCTTTAGCAGCAGCAGGAGCCAAAGCGGCTGGAAATTCATTTGGTGCCGGACAAACCGCAAAAGTTGGTTTGTTTTTAGGAACAGGTGGTTCAGTAGTCAATCCAAGAATGGAAATCTTGTATACATCACCGAACTTTCGTGAGTTTACTTTTGAGTTTATGTTTTATCCACGTGATGAACGTGAAGCACTAGAAGTTCAAAACATCATAGAAAGATTGAGATTTCATCAGGCACCAGAATTAGACGACTCAACAAATGGCTTGTTGCTAATTGCTCCATCGGAATTTGAAATTGAGTTTTACTATGGGGGTCAAATAAATCCAAACATACCACAAATGACCCGTTGTGTTCTACAAAACATTTCAGTGAATTATGCGCCAAACGGTTGGTCAACATATGAAATGCCTTCTGAATTTAAACCTGCTTTGGGTAGAACCGGTATGCCAACAGCAATTCAAATGACACTAGAATTTAAAGAAACACAATTTCTTACTAAGAGAGATTTCAGATCGGACACCTCAGCAAGACCTAATGTTGAAGGTATGAAAGCTGGTATTTTTTCTACACCAAAAAGATAAAAAATGGCAAAATATTTTAACTATTTTCCTACTACTTTTTACAATAATTCGAATACATCGTTATCGCTTGATACGGTGACAAATATTATCGCAAGATTTTCTTTTGAGAATTCATTGAAAGAAAAAAGTGCTATTTTTTACCCATATGATATTCAAGATGGTGATACACCAGAAACGATTGCCAACAAGTATTACGGTACACCCGAAAAACATTGGATAGTTTTAATGTTCAATGATATTATAGATCCACAGTATGATTGGCCATTAGATCAAAGAACTTTTATTAGCTATGTCAATGACAAATACTCGGCAAATGGCGCAGCCAATACGACAGTTCAAAGTGGAATAATTTGGGCGCAAAGCACAAACAACGTAAAAAAATATTATAAAAATGTGGTAAGAGTGAGTTCAGAACCGACAAAAGAAACCATCACAGAAAAAATCGAAATAGATGCCAACACTTATGCTAACGTATCTACAACATCAACTGAATATACATTAGCAAGTGGTAAAAAAGTGACTGAGACTATTTCCAAATCTAAGCTAACATATTATGATTATGAAGTGGAACAAAACGAAGCCAAAAGAAAAATCAAATTACTGAAGTCGGAGTATGTGTCACAAAATGGATTGATGAATGAACTTGAAAGAGTGCTTAATCAATAATGTCTAATCAGTTTTCAGCCGCTTCAAAGTTTGTAGTAAATGAACTATCCGTAATTACAAAAGCGGGTAAGTTTGATATTTCTTCAATATATGAGGAAATAAACATTTTTGATTCTTTACTAGTATCCGTAATTACAGGTTCAATACTTATCAAAGATTCAATTGGCTTATCTTCAGCACTTCTGTTTGATGGATCAGAATCAGTTCTAATTGACGTTGGCAAAATGAGTGATTTGGATACACTCAGATTTAAAAAAGCATTTAGAATTTACAAACAATCTGATAGAATGAGTGTGAATCAGACTACAGAATCCTATGTACTACACTTTGTCTCAGATGAATTAATGTTCTCTGATCAGCAATTAGTAAATCAAGGATTCAATTCAACATACTCAAAAATAGTCAAGGTAATATTGAAAGACTACTTGAAAACACCAGAAAATAAAATGAAAGGTGTGCTTGAAGAAACTACTGGTATTCGTAACATTGTGGTGCCAAATCTAAAGCCATTAGACGCAATTGAATGGTGTGCGAAACGTTCTATAGATTCAAATAAGTCACCAAATTATATGTTCTTTGAAAACAATTTGGGTTATAATTTTGTTTCTCTTTCAACCCTGTTGACGTTACCTTCTTTGTTTGACATTAAGTTTCCGCCAAAGAATCTACAAGAAACAAACACCGTAGATGATTTACTCAGTCCTAAAGATTATGAGATTCTTTCTCAAGTTGATAAAATTAAAACTACACGTGAGGGTGTAAACGCTGGTACATTTATAGGGTTTGATCCAATAACAAGAACGGTTGGCACTAAAAAGATTACTTACGAAGACCACTATTCCTCAATGCAACATGGTAATAAAAATCCAAATTACTTTTCTTCACAAACCAGAGAAGGTAAAGACTCATCACAAGCATATGACTCTAAAAAAACAGTGAGCATTTTTGGCGCATTTAGAGGTGAAAGCAGGTACATAAAAAAATATGATCCAACATCTCTGTCAAAAGTTGAATCACAAGAAGACTTTGTTTTTCAAAGAAAAGCCATATTAAGTAATTTAATGAACAAAAGAATTAAACTTGTTATGTCTGGTAACTTTCAACTTACGTCTGGTTTTAATCTTACATTGAACTTCCCTAGTTTCTCTTTACGTGAAAAAGGAGATGATAATAAAGATAGATCGTTGAGTGGCAAGTATTTAATAATTGCTACACGACATATTATTGGTTATCAAAAACACGAAACAATCGTTGAATTAGCAACAACGTCGAATGACTTACAGTTTATTCCAGCAGCAACAACATCACAGACAAAAGAAATAGAAAATTATGGAACAGCCTGAACAGTCTGAAGAGAATAAAAACTTTGCTGGTAAAAATGGATTTATTTGGTGGATTGGCATTGTTGAAAAATTAAATGACCCTTTAAAATTAGGTCGTTGTAAAGTTCGTTGTGTTGGTTGGCATACAGACAACAAAGCATTATTACCTACTGATTCTTTACCTTGGTCGTATTCTGCTTTACCTACGAATAATAACAATCCTTATCCACCACGTGAAGGAACTATGGTGTTTGGATTTTTTGCTGATGGTGAAAATGCTCAAGAGCCTATAATATTAGGTGCTTTGCCTGCTATCCCACTTATGGAACCAAACAATCAACAAGGCTTCAATGATGCTAGAGTATCTGATGAATTGTCTGCTGCACCAGTAAAGCCTTATGAGTCAGCAACAAATTATCCACGCAAGTTAGATGAGCCAACTACATCAAGACTTGCTCGAAATGATTCTGATTATCCGTCTGAAATAAATCAAGCAAAAGCAGATAAAAGACTGAACAAAGTGGAACCGGCTTCATATTATGCCGCAAAATATCCATACAATAATGTATACGAATCTGAATCTGGACATGCGCTAGAGTTTGATGATACAAAAGGGGCCGAAAGAGTTCATCTTTATCATCGTTCGGGTTCATATACTGAATGGGGTCCAGAAGGTGATCGTTCAGAAAGAATACAAAGAAATAAGTTTGAGGTCGTTGTTGGTGATGAACAAGTCTATGTTAGGGGTGACGTAAAAATTTATGTTGATGGAGATTATGATTTGAATGTTACTGGCGATATAAGAATAAATGGTCAAACAATTACATTGAACAAAAATTCAAGTGGACCGACAATGGGTGCGGCTCGTATTGGTGATACTGCTGATACAGGTGATGCTGGAACAGGTAGCCACTTAGACGAGAATTCAGCGGGAACAGACAAGATTGAAACTGGTTCCGGCACAGTGTTTATCGGAGACTGAATAAATAAGACATGACTACAACGATAACATCTAATGATCCTTCGATATCTGCGGAGAGAAATTATAGAGATTTGAACTTGAACTTTACTGCTCACCCTGTCAAAAAGGATATCAGTAAACATATAAATGAACGTGCTATTATCAACTCTGTAAAGAATCTGGTATCGACAAACTTTTATGAGCGACCATTTCGACCCGAAATAGGTTCTGGTGTGCGTTCAATTTTGTTTGAAATGGTAGATTCAGTTTCTGGCGCTGCATTAGAAAGGCAGATTACTGAAGTCATAAGAAATTTTGAACCTAGAGTTACAGTAGAAAGAATTACTGCTAGTCCTTCACCTGATGAAAATGGCTACAATGTGACAATGGAGTTTTTTATTGTCAACTTGCCAAATCCAATTACAATTAACTTCTTTTTAGAGCGTATAAGATAAAATGACTGAACGTCTAAGAGTAACTGAACTTGATTTTGACCAAATAAAACAAAATCTAAAAACATATTTACAAGCACAATCTGAGTTTACTGATTACGATTTTGAGGGATCAGGTCTGTCAATTTTGCTAGACATATTGGCATATAACACACACTATAATGCCTACTATCTCAACATGATAGCAAATGAGTCGTTTCTGGATACTGCTTTGCTAAGAGATTCTGTTATTTCACACGCTAAAACTTTGGGTTATGTTCCCTATTCCCGAAGAGCGTCTGTAGCTACAATTGATTTTACCGCAAATACAAACTCAAATACCGCAGCAACGTTGACTATTCCAAAGGGATTCAGATTTCTTTCAAGTGAAATAGATGGTGTCAGTTATGGGTTTGTTACACTAGAGGAAGCAATTGCGACAAAAGCAAATAGCAATTTTTCATTCGTAAGTTTACCAATATATGAAGGTCAACTGATAACGTTTACTTACACATATGATCAAGCAACAAATCCAAAACAAATATTTTCTATTCCTGATGAGGGTATAGACACAACTACCATTACTGTTACCGTTCAACCTACATCGACAAATACTTCGACGGAAGTATTTACTTTAGCCGCAGATGCTTCTGAAACTGTATCAACTTCTCCTGTGTTTTATTTACAAGAAGGTAAATCGAAAAAATATGACATTTATTTTGGTGACGATGTAATTGGTAAATCAATCGCTGATGGTTCTTTAGTGTCGATTTCTTATTTGATCACAAACGGCACTTTGGCTAATAAAGCAAACAATTTTGTAGCGACAAGCACACTAGTTGATTCATTGAGTAATTCGTTAACAAACTTTATCATCAACCCAGTGAGTGAAGCATCTGGTGGTGCTGAAAGAGAAACTGTTGATGAAATTAAGTTTTCTGCACCTCTTCAGTACACGACACAGAATCGTCTAGTTACTACAAAAGATTATGAATCATATATCAAAAAAAACTATCCATCAATAGACTCATTGTCGGTTTGGGGTGGTGAAGATGAGATACCTAAAATTTATGGTAAAGTGTTTATTTCACTAAAACCAAAAGATAATTATTACATCAGTGAAACGGAAAAACAAAGAATACTGGATGAGATTATTAATCCAAAATCAATTATTTCTGTAAGTGCTGAAATTAGAGATCCAGATTTTCTTTATATTTTGTTAAACAATACTGTTAGCTATGACTCAAAGAAAACTACATTTACAGAAACACAATTATCTACGCAAATAAGAAATGCAATTTTAAGTTATAAGCAAACTAATTTAGATAAATTTAATGCTACTTTTGCTTTATCTAGAATACAAGATCAAATTGATGATGTTAGCAGTGCAATTATAGGATCAGAAACATTAGTTAGACTTCAAAAAAGAGTTACGCCAGAATTAAATTTAAGTTCAAACTATACTGTAAATTTTGGTGTGCCAATTAAAAGAGGCACGTTAACGGATCGTTTGGTAACAACAGAATTTTCTGTAGCCGATACAACAGGTGTAACTAGAACAGCAATCATAGAGGAAATACCTCAGTCATTTACTGGTGTCTCTTCGATTGAACTTGTAAATGCTGGATATGGTTACACATCAGTGCCAACAGTTACTATTTCTGGTGACGGCACAGGTGCTACAGCAATAGCAGTTATTGAGGGTGGAAGAATTACAAAAATACGTATGGTAAATCGTGGTTCTGACTATACACGTGCTATCGTTACTATTTCTGGTGGTGGAGGATATAGTGGTTCAGCAACGGCAGTAATTGATTCAAAAGTTGGAACATTAAGAGTTATCTTTTATGATGAAAGTGCCAATAGACAAGTAATTAATGCCAATGTTGGTGAGATTTTCTATGACACAGGTATTATTCAACTAAACGATCTAAAAATACTTTCAGTTTCATCAAGCGATGGCCTACTGCATTTAACGGCAGTTTCAGAAGAGGGTGTAATTAAATCAACCAGAAGTATAATTATTACAATTGATGAAACTGATACAACATCGATTGTTACAACGTTACAAAAGACAACATCGTAATGACCACAGATTTAAGAACATCGTTACTCATTAATCGCCAAGTTCCCGAATTTGTTCGGGATGAATATCCCAAGTTCATTACTTTTCTTGAGGCATATTATGAGTTTCTCGAAGAAAAACAAGGCACAGAAATAAATGATCTGATCACTCAAGCAAAAAATCTTCGTAATATTTTTGATGTCGATGATTCAATAGAGCAGTTTCAAAAACACTTTATTAATACATATGCACCATTAGTTCCACAGGATACTTTTTTAGATAAAGCATTTTTAATAAAAAATATACTGCCGTTTTATTTAACAAAAGGTAATATTAAATCTTTTGAATTATTTTTTAGATTACTTTACGGTACAGAAGTTACTATAACTTTTCCTAAAGACAATATTCTTCGTGCTTCTGATGGTAAGTGGACTGTAGAAAATGTTGTTCGTATTGATAACAATGTTTATTCTTATTTTGAAGGAGATAATACAAAAAAAATATTTATACTTGCACAAGAGGTAGAAGAATCTGATGTTTCTGTTTATGTAAACGATACATTAACAACTAGTGGTTTTTATATACAAAAAGAAGCAAAAAGAATTGTATTTGATGTTGCTCCTGCAAATAACGATGAAATAAAAGTTGTTTATAATGATTTTAACGAAAACCTTTTTACAAACAGAAAAATTACTGGTTTAACTTCTGGTGCTACAGCAATTGTTGAACGTGCTGCGCCAAGATTAATTACACAACAAACATCAATTGAACTTTATATCAATGAGATTACTTTGAGAGGTTTATTTTTAAATGCGGAAACAATTACGGCCGATATTTTTGCCGATGATGGTGAAACACTTCTTACGATTAGATCAGACACAGTAGCAACTCTTAGTTCAATTACCATAACAAACGCTGGTGCTAGTTACAATGTTGGTGATTCTGTTACAATTATTGGTGGTGCGCCACAAACTCTTGCTGAAGCAGTTGTAAGTGAAGTTTCATTTGATTTTGCTGATGCCGCAACTGTTGGTTATGGTGGTGCTGGATTTGCTCTTGGTGGTATTATAAACGCAGTTAATGATGACGGTATAATTACACTTGCATCAGGTGCAATTGATTCATCTGGCGCAAACTCTGCTAATACTTATACTCTTTTTACTGATACAATTAACACATATGCAAACATAGTTCTTTCAAATACAGATTATGGTTTTCCATCAAGTGTAATACCAACCGGTGAAAATATTGCCACACGACTTGTTGATGCATTTTCAAAAGACACGATCACTGGTATTGGACCAATGGTCAATGTGTCAATCATTTATTCTGGCACAGACGTATCAAATCTTACAATTCAGGCTGATGGTGCAAAATATGCCAATACTTTTGATATAAAAACTTTTGGTTCAATTGGCAGAATAGATATCGTTTCAGGTGGTAGCAATTACAAAATTGGAGATGAACTAATAATTGGTGCTAATCCAGTTGGCACATATGGTAGAGGTTTTGCGGCCGCAGTCACAAATACAAACGCTTCGGGCGCAATTACAAAAATTGAAATTCAACCATCAAGAATCACAGGTAATGCTAATACAACATCGGGTAATGTTGTTGTTGTTGGAGTTGGAACTGATTTCTTAAATGATTTGGTCGTAGGTGATCAAATTATAATTAACTCTGAGGCACGTTATGTTAATTCTATTTTATCGTCAACATCATTAAATGTAAATGTGTCTTTTACCAGAACATCATCTCAAAGAAATGTTGGCGTTTACGATAGATACTTAGTGGGCGGCCAAGGATATGTTCAGAATAACTTTCCATCTGTTTCGGTGTCTTCGACAACTGGCACCAGTGCAAATCTACAAATCACTTCTTTAATGGGTGATGGTGAAAGACTTGGTATCACTGCTTCTGGGGTTGCGGGTGCAATTACAAAAATTAAAATAACAAATCCGGGTGTAGGATATCAATTTATACCAACACTTGACTTATCAGGTCATGGAGACGGCACAGCGACAGCCACAGCGCAAATTGAAAGATCGTATGTCTCTTTTTCTGGAAGATGGATTGGATCAGATAGCATTATCTCCTCACTAGATCGAAAAATAGAGGGTCTAGATTATTATATTGATTTTACTTATGTGACCTCAGTGGCCACAGAATTCGCAAAATATGCAAATGTTCTCAAAAACTTGTTACACCCAGCAGGTTTTAAGAATTACGCTGAATTTCCGCTTTTACGACCATTTGATTTGACACTTACCGTTAATTCAACTGTTGCTCAAACAGTTTCCGGTTTGGTTTCTACAAATGCCAACTCAATTATCGTGACAGGAACTTCAACTAAATTTAACGTCGCAAATAGTTTGGGTATCATTTCAATTGGTACTCAAATTGCTATAAATAATGAGATTCGCACAATTAACGCAATTGTCAGCAATACTTCATTGACTGTTTCAAATGTTTTTACAACAAATACATCGGCTCAGACGTTGATTATTATCACATAAATATAACTTATGGCGCTAAATTATACTTCAGAAAAACTCTCATTAGACAGTGCTGAAAGATTTAAAGATTCTTTTAGTGATTCTGATCCGTCTATACAGTATATTTTTATTGGAAATCATACACCGTATTCCAATGAATCTTCACCTTCAAGCATTACTGAAACAATTTCTAGTGAAAAACTGATTTGGGATAACATGTTCGCAGCCAAAAAAGTTACGGCAAATGACGTTGAACTTGTTATACCTAGAGTAAATTGGACAGCAAATACAAAATACCGTCAATATGATGACACAATTATTTTGTCAGATTTAATTACTGGAAACACGACACAAAATTTAAAACCATTTTACGTCATTACATCTGCCAAAAATGTTTACAAGTGCCTATCGAATAACTTTTCATCTAATTCTACAGTAGAACCTACAGGTGATTTTTCAACCTCTAATGGCGCAATTTCAACTGCTGATGGTTATATTTGGAAGTACATGTTTAACGTTAAATCATCAAATAAGTTTTTAAATGTTGATTGGATTCCTACACCAACAAGAAATACACAAACAAGTGATTTATCAGATTATGGTCTTAACGATGCTGGTGTTGTAGAGGGTGAGTTAACAACCGCTGTAATTAGTAGTAATGGTTCAAATTATTTTAATACAAGTGTTGGCGTAACGCCTTTTATTTCGGGATGTTCAATATTAACTGTAGCAAACACAACAAATATTGCTGCCAATATGACAGTTACGGGAACAGGCATACCAACAGGCACTGTCATTTCTGTTCTTGATACACCCAATAATAAGATTACTTTATCATCACCTGCTACTGCAAACGGAGGTGGAAATGGCTCTAATTTATCAATCGCTACAAGAATCTATTTTGATGGTGATGGAATAAATGCCGCTGGATCAGCAACTTTAGCAAATGGTCAAATCTCTAAGATCACAATTACAACAATTGGTACAGGATATTCACGTGCCAACGTTTTAATATTTGGTTCAGGTTCAGGAGCAAATGCTAGAGCAATTATAGCACCAAAATATGGTCACGCTAAAAATCCAGCAAAAGATTTGTTAGCCAAAAATGTAATACTTACAAGTATAATTGGTCAAGTAGATTCTACCGAAAGTGGCTTAATTTCAACGGACACATCTCTTAGACAATTTGGATTACTCAGAAACCCGCATAAATATGGTGAAACAGAAAAAGCAAATAATTCAACAGCTAATTCTGTTGTATCTCAAGTCAGAACATTAACATTAACACCAGGTCCTTCTTATACTTTAAATGAGTATGTGCAACAAACATCTGGCAATAACACTGTAGCATATGGTTTTGTTTATTCACAAACAGCCTCTGCGATAAAGGTCACTCAAGTTAAAGGCAGTTTTGTTGTAGGTCTCTCTGTAACAGGTGTTACATCAGGAACATCAAGAACGTTAGTTGCCTCTACGAATCCTGAATTTGAACCTTATTGTGGAGATATTTTATATGTGGAAAACGTTCAAAAAATAGACAGAGCAGATGGTCAGGCTGAAAACATCAGATTTATTATACAATTTTAAAGGTTAAACATGGCATTAAATTTTAATACAAATCCATATTACGACGATTTTGATGAAGATAAAAATTTTCACAGAATTTTGTTTAGACCTGGCCGTGCGGTACAAGCACGTGAATTGACACAATCACAAACTATTTTACAAAATCAAATTGACCGTTTTGGTAAGCACATATTTCAAGAAGGCTCAAAAGTTACTGGTGGTGAAATATTTGATGAAACAGTAATTTCAGTAAAACTTCAACCTACTTTTAGTGGTAATACAATTAACATTTCCAATTTTAATGGATACTTTGCGTTTTCAACATCCAGCAATGCCGTTTATAAAATCAAAAAAGCAGTAGTTGCCGATGATACTGATCCAAATACCTTATTTTTATCGTTTGTTAAAGGTTCTACCGTAATTAATGGTAATTCAAATGTAACAGTTGCCAATTCGGAAACATTAATAATATATTCAACTGGTGATTTATCATCTTCAAATATCGTAAGTAATGTTATTTCATCGAACACAGAATCTTCGAATACTGGAAGACTTTTTTCTGTAAATGAGGGTGTGTTTTTTACAAATGGTTGTTTTGTAAAAACAGATAAGCAAACAACAGTTATATCAAAATATACAAACGATGCTAATGTAACTGTTGGACTTGACGTTAGTGAATCTATTGTTTCTTCAGTTTCAGACACTTCTTTATTAGACCCAGCAGTTGGAGCATCAAATTATATCGCTCCGGGCGCCGATAGATATAAGATAAACCTTACGTTGACCGCAAAACAAATTAACGTTGACGAATCTATTTCTGATCTTACATCGTCAAACTATATCGAATTAGCCAGATATCGAAATGGTGATTTAGTAAAACAAACTCAAACTTCCGTTTATGCTGTTATTGGTGATACTCTTGCAAAAAGAACACATGATGAATCTGGTAATTATAAAGTAATTGGACTTGATCCAAGAGTTCCCTCTGAAAAATTTAGTGCGAATAACTTGTTTTTCTTTGAAATGAGTCCGGGTAAGGCTTATGTCAAAGGTTATGAAATTGAAACAATAAGTAAAACACAACTTGATATTTTAAAATCACGTGCTACTGAATCTGTCTCTGGCTATGATGTTCCTGCATATTATGGTAACTATTTTCATATTACTTCAGCAAATGGTGAAATAATAAACTTCTCCACTGCTCAAAAACTTGAAATTCACAGTAATAACGGAAACTTTGGTGCTGCTACAAAAATAGCAGAGGCATACCCAAAAAATATTGAGTATGTAAGTGGTAACGGTTCTTCTGCCGTTTATAAATTGCAATTGTTTAATATTGTAAAAACAAGTAATACACCAATTGATTTAGCTAACTGTATTATTGCTAATACTTCTACCTCAGTAAATGGCACATGTAATATTCATTCAAGTTCGATTATTACTCGTTCAATTGCTGGATCATTTGAGAGTGCTAATCCATTAATTAATTTAACAACCTCAACGGGTGTTACACTTGGTATGCGTGTTGATGGCACAGGAATTAAATTTCCAACTTATGTTACCGCTATTAATGGCAATCAAATTACTGTTAGTCAAACTCCAGCAACTAGCAACAACTTACAAACTTTAACGTTTCGTTCAGCTTATTTGGCCGATACGAACTATGATTGTTCGGTTTTTGAGGCGTCTTATGATGTAGTTAAAGAGTTCTCACAGGTTAATTACTACGCCAAACGTGTATTTAAATCAGTTTCATTTACTGCTGGTATAGGATCAGTTCAAACAAATGATGGCACTGAAAGATTTGCAAGTGCTACTGGTGGAAATAAACAAGAAAATTATGCCATTTGTATTCGTACTCCAGGTAGTGCATACTCAAGAGGTCAATGGGTAGATTTAAGTTCAAATACGTACATTAGCATTCCTAGTCCTTCTGTTGGATCTCCAGCCACGTTAAACATTAATCTTGCAGATTCAGGTTTTAACGGTACAGCAGATATTTTAACGACACTTGATATTACCGCAGCAGTAAGAAGAACAAAAACGTTGTCGCAAAATAATATTAAATACTTTACTGTATTAGATTCAGCAAATACTTTTTCTTTGGGCGTTGCCGACGTAATTAATGTTTCGGCAATTTATATTGCTTCAGGTTCTAATACAGCAAATGCCAATGCAAATGTAAACGTAGTTGGAAGTTTTACAGTTGATTTTGGTCAAAGGGATAGTTTTTATGATCATGCTACAATCAAATTAAAAAATGGCGTGACTGTTAACACGGGTAACACTTTGATTATATTTGATCGTTACACTCATTCGGGTATTGGCGCATTTGATACACTATCATATCCAACTTATGATACAATTCCAACGCACACAAAAACAGATGGCACAATAATTGATTTAAGAGACTCAATAGATTTTAGGCCTGTTCGAACAGCAAATGCTTCTTCTAATGTCTATTCAAATCTCTCAATGTCATTTGATTCACAACAAATCGTAGACTCAATTCTTGGTGTTGTTGATACTAATCTCGAATATTATTTAAGAAGAAATGATAAAATTGTATTAACAAAAAATGGCGTTTTTAAATCACTTACCGGAGTTAGTGCATTATCATATCCGCCAATTCCAAATGATGAAGAAGATGCAATGACTTTGTATACTTTATCAATTGATCCTTACACATATACCACAAGTAATGTAAAAATAAAAGCAGAAAATAACAGACGATATACAATGAAAGATATTGGCGCAATTGATAATCGTTTAACTAAAGTTGAATATTATACTGCTCTTAATCTTTTAGAAAAAGATATTGCGTCTACGACTTATTACGATGATCAAGATAATCAGTTATTTAATAATGGATTTGTTGTAGATTCATTTAGAGGTCATAGCACTGGTGACGTATTTAATACAGATTATAAATGTTCAATTGATTATGACAATGAAATACTAAGACCGAGATTTGAAAGCAACGGCACTTCTTTTACAATTTCAAGCAACACTCTTTCAACAACTGGAAATCTTGTTACGTTAACTTATACTTCAGTGCCTTATATTACTCAAAATATTGCTTCCGAAACAGTTAACGTTAATCCATTTAATGTTATTGGTTTTATTGGTTCTGTCAGACTTGAAAAAACAGCAGCAAGTTGGGTGGATTTTTCTACACGACCTGATGTTGTAGTTAATGATGATAAAAATTTAGACAACTTTGTTTACTCAGATAATTTTTCTGGATCTAAGTGGAACGATTGGATATCTCTTAGTTTTGCAGATCAAACTAATATTGTTTACACATATTATTCTGAGTCTGGTAAAAAACTTCAAACAACATCAGATGCCAGAGTAAAAGCATCAGATACTAAGATAATTGAAAATAAACTTTTAGTTTATAATGCTAATACTGCTTTGAATTTTGAATTATTTGGAATGCGGCCAAACACACGAATAACAGCATATTTGGATAAAATTAGTATTAGTGGGTACCTAAGAACATTTAATACTTCAACATCAAGTTATACAACTGAACAATTAACTACAAATAGTAACGGATATGCTAAAGGTAAATTGTTTATTCCTAATGATGAGTATTATAAATTTACTGTAGGAAAAAATCATCTGTTTTTCTGTGATGATATTTTTAATACAAAAACTGCTACAACACTTGCAGAAACCTTCTTTTATTCCGCAAACCCACCTGTGCAAAAAGCTGCAAGTGTACCTATTAGAACTAATCCTATCATTGAGGTAACTGGTCCAACGATAGGATCTAATACAAGTATCAATAATGCGCCCACAGCGGTAGAAAGTTTTTATATTGATGTGGGTGGGTATAATTCTCATACAACTGTGACATCAATTGCCATAACTGCTGCTTCAGGTGCTAGTGGTGAAAGATTGGGTGGAACAACTGATTGGAAAAGTGCAGTAAGAGATGCAACCGGCCAGTCAACATACACACCGGTTTCTCAGGCTACCGCAACTAATAATGTTACTGGATCAAGGGCTGCCCCAGCAGCAACTTCTACCACAGTTTCGGGTACCACAACTGCTGTCGCTTACATCGATAAAATGTACAGAGAAGTTTTAGGCAGAGCACCAGATTTGGCTGGTATGAACTATTGGACTACAGTTGCGGCAGGTGGCGCATCATTAGAATTTATAGGTGCTGCTTTTGTAAATGCCGCAAAAGCAGGTTCAGATTCAAGTGATAGACAAAACGCAACAAAAAACTGTGGAATAGGCACTGATCCAATTTCACAAACTTTCTTTGTAAATCGTTTCACTAATCCAGATGGTATTTTTGTATCGAATATTGAAATCTATTTTGCTACAAAAGATAATTCTGGTATACCTGTCACTCTTGAACTACGACCAACTGTAAATGGTTTTCCAGCCTCTGAAAAAATTATTTCAGGCTCACAAGTAACATTAAATCCGTCAAGTGTTAATTTACCCACAAATCCTAACATTCCAGTGGCAACAGTTTTTACATTTGATAATCCGATTTTCTTAGAACCTGGTGAATATTCATTTGTTATAAAAGCAAATTCTGATGAATATACTGTATACATTGGCACAATTGGACAGCAAAGGCTTGATGGTGTAGGACCTATTGTATCTCAACCATACATTGGTTCTTTCTTTAAATCACAAAATGCATCCACATGGACACCAGAACAAAATAGCGACATTTGTTTTATTTTAAGACAGTGCAAATTTGTTACAAACACAACTCAACAAGTAATTTTAACGCCAGTTAATTTTGGATATGATCAAACTTATGATCTTGCAAGAGTTAATATTCCTTATGAAACATTGTCTTCTTCTGCAAATGTTATGTTTGAATTAGCATCAAAAGCGAATTCTTCAGGAGCAATGAGTAATTATCTGAATATAATACCTAACTCAAATATTATTTTTGATCAAAGAAAAATTATTAATACTTCGTCTGATGCAAATGTAAGAGTTAAAATGATAACTTTAAACTCAGACGTTTCTCCATATTTTGATGCGTCACGTTCAAGTTACACTGTAGTAAAAAATTTATTAGATAGTTCTTCTTCGGCAAATGTGACTTCATTTCCAGAAACATTATCATCTGGCGGTGGAGCATTGTCTAAGTATATTTTAAGAAAAGTTACATTAAGTGAAGGATTTGATGCTAAATCTTTAAGAGTTTATTTACAACAAAACTTGCCGCAAGGTTCATCAATTGAAGTTTATTATCGTGTGCTTTCGGCAACTGATTCGGATAAAATTGAAAATAAACCATTTACTTTAATGACACAAACTGGCGTTTCTTCGACTAATCAAAATTTAGCTGAGTATTATGATTATGAATACAAAGCCGATGCGATTAGTTATACATCTGGTGCAGTAACATATACAAACTTCAAGACGTTTGCAATTAAAATTGTGTTTTACTCTACTAATCCAGTTAATGCTCCAACGGTTAAGAATCTAAGAGTGATTGCATTATCATGATGCATAAAGTAAAAGATCATAATAATCTTCGAAGAGATCCTTCGAATCAAGCAATACTAAATGTAGATAGAGAAAGATTGTCGGAACATAGAAACAAGAAACAAATAAAAGACAATATTGAACATCTAAACGAAGAAATTGCCTCTTTAAAGAGTGACTTTCAAGAGATAAAACTATTGTTACAGCATATTGCAAATAGAGGATAGAAATGCCAGCCAATATTAATCAGGTAACAACCGCGAATACTTTTCAACAATGGCTTATTGCAACTCAAGATTTAATTTCAGTTGCAAATAATCTTACCAATGGTGTAGGTGGTACGTTCTATGCGAATACTGATTTTGTTGTTGGTGGCGATCTCACTGTAACAGGTAATATTAAACTTGATGATGCTGGCTTCAATGACATTAACGTTGCTGGAAATGTTTATGCTAGTGGTTACGTTTTCTCATCAGATGCTAATGTAAAATCAGGAGTTACCACATTTAAAGTTACGAATTCTGGCGCTTCATCTTATCTTTTTGATCAATATTCAGGTGGAAATCCAGACATTTATTTACATCCTGGTCAAACTATATCTTTTAATATTAATGTTGCGGGTCATCCATTTTTAATAAGACAGTCTTCAGGTGGCACATTATATAATGTTGGACTTACTCATGTTTCAACAACTGGAGTTGTTTCAATAGGTTCAGATGCACAAGCAAAAACAACGGGAACTTTGATCTGGAAAGTACCATTTAATTTGATTAATAACACTTATGTTTATCAGTGTCAGAATCATTCGGGAATGGTAGGTAATTTAATTATTCAAAACACGGTTACTGCTGCTTTTGCGGCCGCAAATTCAACAACGGCTGACGCATTGGCTTTTGCAATAGCTTTAGGATAGAATAAATACAGTATTAAAGGAATACTCAAAAATGGCGAATACTTTTAAAAATCAAACACTCAAGGCTGCTGGAACTACGGCTCAAAATGTTTATACGGCCAACACAGGTGTACAAGCAACTGTGATTGGTATGACGATTGCTAATATTACAAACTCACCAATTTCAGCAAATGTTATTTTGAGTGGTGGTACTATTACCGACAATGTCTATCTTGTTAAAGATGCGACAATTGCTCCTGGTGGTGCATTAGTTCCAATTGGCGGCGATCAAAAATTAGTGTTAGAGGCAGGTGATTATTTACAAGTAAATACGTCAGTTGCTTCTTCTGGTGATGTAATTGTATCGGTTTTGGAGATTACCTAATGGCCTATATTGGCAACAATCCTGAAGTCAATGTTTTTACTGCTAAAGTAGATAAGTTTAGCGGTACTGGTGCTTGTACTCAGTTTACTTTGTCGAGAACTCTTGATGATGCTAACGCTATTATCGTTGTAGTTAATAGTGTACTACAGACACCGATTGCCTCATATAATGTCTCATCAGGTGTTGTAACGTTTACTGAAGCGCCTTCTTTAGGTACAGAAAACATTTTGGTGAACTATACTTCACCAATTACACTAACATTTAATCAAGTTTCTTCAAGTCAGATTTTAGCAAGTGCCGTTGGTACAACACAGTTAGCAGCAAACTCAGTTACAAGTGATAAGATTGCTCCCGGTACTATCAGTAGTAATAACATTAACGTAGGCGCTATTACAGGCAATCTTATCGCAAATAATGCCGTTTCGGGAAATAATATCGTATCACCTCCCGACATCTTTGATGATGCATTTTTGTTTGGTGGAATGTAAAAAGGAAAATTTAAATGGCAAGAACATATAAAATATTAGGACAAAGAAATCCATCAGCCAATGTGCTATCTACTTTGTACACTGTTCCTAATGGAAATTCGGCTATTCTTTCGTCAATTACAATTGCGAATCTGGATGAGGCTGCGGCAAATGGTGCTGCTTTTAGAGTTGCTGTCAACACGGCAAATGCTGCGGTATCTAATGCCAGTTATCTTGCGTATAGTGTAAATGTGCCAGGCAGAGATACTGTAACGCTCACACTTGGTGTGACACTCAATGCAGAATCAATTGTATCTGTCAATGCGAATAGTTCGCTGTTAGCGTTTTCTGCTTTTGGAACAGAAATCTATTAAGAATGAGTCTAAAAAGATTCAGTCTTTCCAATCTATCTAACAGAAAGACATCTCAAAATAAGTTTACCTTAAACAGAATAAGTTTAAGACGTTTTCCGTTTCCCTCAACTTCTTTAGTAGCTAATTACGTTGAGGATGTATTTTCAACGTATCTTTATACGGGTAATGGAACGGGACAAAAAATCAACAACGGAATTGAACTTGGTTCTTCCACTGGAGATGGTGGAAGCATTTATTTTGATGGTACAGGAGACTACTTAACTTTTGCTGATAATCCATCATTAGAACTAGGATCCAGTGATTTTACTTTAGAAATGTGGTTAAACAGTGCTTATGGGACAGGAAAATATGTACCAATATGCAAAAGTGGCACTACAGTATATAATCCTTTTGTTATCTATATTGATGGCACTTCAAATATAGCGTTATACATTGGTAACGATTCGGCGACATGGCTTACCGCAGGTTCTCTTAACGTTCCTGTATTGACGAATCAGTGGAGTCATGTTGCTTTTTGTAGATCGGGCAACACCATACGAGCATTTTTGAACGGTGAATTGGTCGACACTCTTGCTTTTTCTTCTGCCGTACCGAATAATGGCAGAGATTGGTACATTGGAACAAGAAATTACGGATCAACAACTAGTCAAGGATTTAATGGTTATATTTCCAACCTAAGATTAGTTGTTGGAACAGCACTTTATACAGCGTCTTTCACTCCAAGTACAAGTCCTCTTACGGCCGTTGCAAATACTCAGTTACTAATAGGTCAGTCACCTAGCCCGACAACGGATTATTCAATCAATGCATTTACTGCCAATGTAGTAAATGCTGTAGAATCAATAACTGGACCGTTTCCCTCTGGCGCTTCTGATGGTGGTTTAGTTTGGATTAAAAGTCGTTCACTCGGAAATAGGAATCATGCTTTATATGACACAGCTAGAGGTACTACGTATGAGTTAGCGTCAAACTTAAATATTACACAAAACACAGAGTCAAGAGGTCTTACTTCTTTTAATAATGACGGGTTTACCCTTGGTGACACTTCACAAATAAATCTAAACAATCAAAATTACGTCTCATGGACTTTCCGCAAACAGTCGAAGTTTTTTGACGTTGTTACTTATACGGGGAATGGAACTAATCGTACTATTGCTCACAGTCTTGGCTCTGTGCCGGGGTGGATCATCGTCAAGCGCACAGATACAACCGGCGCATGGGCTGTGTATCACCGCAGTCTTGCTAATACTGAATATTTGGTGCTGAACACCAACGCAGCAAAAGCGACAGGCGCTACTTACTGGGACAGCACCACCCCGACATCGACAGTTTTTTCGCTTGGCACAGCAACGGATGTAAATGCAAATGCCGGAACCTACGTCGCCTATCTTTTCGCCCATGACGCAGGTGGTTTTGGCCTGACTGGGTTGGACAATGTGATTAGCTGCGGGAGCTATACGGGGACAGGAGTTGCTGGTAACACGATTACGTTGGGTTATGAGCCGCAGTGGATTTTAATTAAAAGCGCCAGTGGCAGCAGTAGTTGGGTTTTATATGACACTATGCGCGGCCTACCAATCGGAACAGGTGATAAATACCTACACCCAAATGCGGCAACAGCAGAAACAGATTCGAACGCAATAGATTTAACGGCGACAGGGTTTTCTATGATCGCAACCTCAGCTGCATGGAATGCTTCCGGCGTAACCTACATCTACATCGCCATCCGTCGCGGCCCGATGAAAACACCGACGAGTGGTACGAGTGTGTTTACGCCTGTTTCATACACAGCAACGACAACAACCTCCAACGACACGGGATTCGTCAATGATTGGGCGTGGTTCTGTAATTATGAGTCGAATTCCAATTGGTATAACTATGATCGGTTGCGCGGTGATTTGAAATATCTTTTCTTTGATGGTGATGTCGCAGAAGCTACAGCAACAAATGGGGCAAAATTCGACCGACAAAATGCTGCTTACTGGACTGGTTCTGATATCCGAGGAAATACCAACGGGCAGACTCACATAAGTTATTTTTTTAGCCGCGCACCCGGCTTCTTTGATGTGGTGTGCTATACGGGGACGAGTTCAAATAGAACAGTCACGCACAACTTAGGTGTTGCACCTGAGTTGATGATTGTAAAACGCCGTGACTCAACAGGTAATTGGTCTGTTTATGTTGCATCTGTTGGTGCAACCATGGTGACTTATCTTGACACAGCCGCACCAATCAATGGCCCTAATTATTGGAACAGCACAGCACCAACAAGTAGCGTTTTTTCTCTTGGCATAGCATCCGATATAAAC